TCCACCGCCGTCAGCCTTGCCGGTGTAGCGCGACACATGGATTGATAGTAAACGACACATGGATTGATAGTGATCACTTGGGTCTGGACAGGTGGCAATAATATTTTTTTGGGGGGGGGTCGCCCGGTGGAAGGGGCCGGGGTCAGAGCCAACCCTGGCCTGCTGGATACCGCGCTGTATTCCTGGCGGCGGCCCCGCCGCCATCTCTGTCAATAATGGATCAACTACCTCCTCCGCCGCCGCGTGGAGGTGCATGATGCGGCGCACTGCACGATGCACCGCCGTGCGGCTGATTTGGGTGCCGCCGGTCAGGCTCACGGCGGCCGCCGCGTCGCGTGGCCACTCGCCACGGGGGGCTTGATTGCCCGACAGGGAGGTTACGCCTCACCCAGTGACACACGTCAAGAGCAAAGCCAGGACTATTGGCTGGTTATCCATCCGGCCTTACTGCCACTAGCAATCAATCTATTTCGCTGAAGCACGACACATGGTTTGCTTGGTGGTCAGGACCAATTGAGGATAATCAGCTCGGTGGCGCGCTTGACGTGGTTGCCATTCGCCGTTTTGCCGCCGACCGTGTAGGTGATGGGCACCTCCCGCATCGGCAGACCGGCAAATGCCCTGCGCATCTCGGGGTGGTCGGACACGCTGATGATCATTTTGCCCTTGATGGTGCGGGCCAAGTCGGCCATGCGGTCGTAGTGTTCCAGCACAAACGGTGTGCCGTATCCGGTGGTACTCCAGTAGGGGGGATCACAGTAGAACAGTGTGTGCGGGCGGTCATACCGGGCAATGCAATCCTGCCAGTCCAGATTTTCGATATTCACCCCGGCCAGGCGCGTGTGGACCTCGGACATGGTCTCCTCCAGCGCCACCAGGTTCAGCTTGGGTTTGCTCGTGGTGGAATACCCGTAGGGCCCATTTTTCTTGCCACCGAATGCCAGGCGTTGCAAGTAGTAAAACCGGGCCGCACGCTGGATTTCAGTCAACGGTTCCGGCGGCATATCCTGGCACCAATCAAACACCTTCCGGCTGGTCACCGCCCAGCGAAACTGGTTGCAGAACTCCACCAGGTGGTGTTTGGCGGTGCGGAAAAAATTCACCAGTTCGCCATCGATGTCGTTGAGCACCTCAGTTTTGGCCGGATCCTCGCGGGCAAATAGCAGGGATCCGCTGCCCGCAAACACCTCCACGTAGCAGGAGTGGACCGGGAACATGGGCAGGATCACCGGCGCCAGCCGCCGCTTGCTGCCCATCCAGATGATGGGGCTACGCATAGCCGATGTAAATGGTGTTTTGGCCATAGATGACTTCCTTATGTTGATCCGGTGCCGCGCCGATAAGGGGCGGTCCGGACACCATGGCGCAATCCATGGGGTTTGGGCAGCCGGTGGGGGGTTGCCGCCCCTCACCGGCACCTTTGTGCCTGCGCGATCACCACAAATCAAACTCCCGGCGGGCGCCCAGTTGCCAGTGCAGGATGATGCCGTTCAGGTTGTAGGGAGGGGCATTGTGTCATGGTATCTGCAGACTGCGGAGTACGGCGCCATTTGCACACATTATCAAGTACAGCCCACCGTAATAAAATACGCATGTGTTTACGATCTGAGTAGCCCCAACCGTCCAATCGATGCCGTAATTGTCGCTGGTGAGCACAAATCCATCGTTGCTCACGGCGACAAACAGGGTGCCGGACCAGACCACGCTGACCAGGCCGCCGGTGGGCCAACCACTGTTGCGGACTGTCCAGGTGGTCCCGTAGAGGCTGGTGACAATTGTCCCGGTGGCGCCCACGGCCACGAACAAAGAGCCGGACCAGATCACTCTGTTGAGCGCGTTGGTGGTGCCACTGAGGATGGCTGTCCAGGTGATCCCGTCGGTGCTGGTGACAATTCTCCCGGAGGCGCCCACGGCCACGAACAAAGAGCCGGACCAGACCACGCTGTTGAGCGCGTTGGTGGTGCTACTGGAGCGGACTGCCCAGGTGATCCCGTCGGCGCTGGTGACAATTGTCCCGGTGGCGCCCACGGCCACGAACAAAGAGCCGGACCAGATCACGCTGTTGAGCGCGTTGGTGGTGCCACTGGAGCGGACTGCCCAGGTGATCCCGTCGGCGCTGGTGACAATTGTCCCGGTGGCGCCCACGGCCACGAACAAAGAGCCGGACCAGACCACGCTGTTGAGCGCGTTGGTGGTGCCACTGGAGCGGACTGTCCAGGTGGGACCGTAGAGGCTGGTGACAATTGTCCCGGAGGCGCCCACGGCCACGAACAAAGAGCCGGACCAGATCACTCTGTTGAGCGCGTTGGTGGTGCCACTGGTGAGGACTGTCCAGGTGATCCCGTCGGGACTGGTGACAATTGTCCCGGAGGCGCCCACGGCCACGAACAAAGAAGAAGAGCCGGACCAGACCACGCTGTTGAGCGCGTTGGCGGTGCCACTGGAGCGTTCAGTTGTATTGGCGACCGCCAGTCGGTGTGTCAGGGTGACCAGATGTTTGTTACCGATCCCGCCCACCGTCCACCAGCCGCTGCTGCCATCGGTCACCAGATCCACCACATCGCCTCTGAGCTCCAACCCCAGACTGGTGGCGCCGTCCACGGCATCAGACCCGCCGCACTGCACGGTCACGGTGGTGGCCGCCGAATCGGTGCGCACGATGCGGTAGCGCGCGGAGGTCAGCGCATTAGCCGCAGGCAGGGTCAGGGTGATGCTGCCCCCCGCCGCGTTGACCAGCACCAGACCGATCTGGTCCAGGGTGAGTGTGGCGCTGCTGGCGGAAATGGCGGTTACGTTTGCCCCGGCAAGCCGCCGCATGCTCTGGCGCAGTTGGGTTTGCACCGTGCGATCCAGAGTGACGCCCCCCGCCTGAATGGCGGCAATCATCTCCTCCTGCACGGCATTGAACCAGTCCTGCCCCGGCATGGTAGCGGGCACGGCGGCGCCCGGATCCCCTTTCGTGAAATAACCTGGGGTGCCCGCCACGTCCATCGTGGGCGGGGTGGCGATGGCGGTGGTGGTTTCGACGCGTTGCATTATTTGTGTCCCTTATGCATAAGCGAATTGGACGGCGACGTGGGCCGGTTTCAGGCGTTTGATGGCGCACTCCAGCACCTCATTGCCCCAGGTGCGCAGGGGCTCGGTGCAGGGTGATACGCAAGTAAATTCGGCGGTGATCGTCACCGCCGGGGCGTTAACGCGGAACGTGTGAGCCAAGGGATAGGTGATGGTGACGGTGTACCCCAAGGAGGCGGCCACGGAGATGAAATAGGTCTCGTCCTGTCTCCCCTCCAGGGTGAGCAGGGTGACGATGGCGGCGCGGCGCTCGGCCAGCGTGGTGGGTGGTGTGGCCAGACAGTCATCCGGCAAGCCCAGCAGCCGCTCCCAATCGGTGATCAGATCGTTGGTGGTGTGCGGGTCGGCCTCCTCGATGAGCTGCTCAACGCGCTGGTGGGCGCGGGCCATCTCCACCCCCAGCGCCGCCAGCACCTGTTGCAGCACGCTGACCTCCACCTGCGGCCACACCGGGCCATCCGGCAGCAGCGCGGCCAGCGTCAGGCGGTAATTGGCTGCGGTGCCCGCTACGCCCACGTGATGGCCCCAAACACGCCCAGTTGCTGGGCGCCCAGCACCACATCGGCGGCGGGTGCGGTGAGGGTGTGGTTGCTTTCCCCCGCCGCGCGGCTGATGGCCTCATTGATCCACATCAAATACAGCGTGGCGCCCGGTTCCGCTTGTTGCAGCACCAGGTCGCGCAACTCCGCCTCCACCGCCGCCTTGACGGCGGCGGTGGCCGGTACCAGCGCGATGGTGAAATTAACGGTCACAGCGGTGGGGGCGGCCACGGTAATTGCGGCGGTAACGGGCCTTTTGCCATTGATGTACGTCTGCACGGCGGTGATTTCACCTGCGTCAGGGATGATGCTGCCCGCGTCGTTATCGCGGGCGAACAGCACGGTGGCCTGCCCCGCCGCAGGCGTCGCGGCCAAGCACCAGACGCGGGTAACCCCTGCGACCTCGCGCGCCCACATGATGTAATCCTCTTGGGTACCACCGTGGGGTGGCTGGCGCAGCCGGGTGACCAGCCGGTTGCGCAAGGCAGCGTCGGTTTCCGCGTCCGCCCCACCGGACAGCCCGGTGGGGGTGGTGGCGGTGCTGTTGACCCCGGCAATGGGGGCGGTGAGGGTGAGGCTGCTGGCGGCGGCGGTGTTGCCGTCCGCCCCCGCAACGGCGGCGGTGACGGTGGCCGTGGCCGATCCGGCGGCGATAGTTACGTCGGCAGCCGTCACAAACTCGGCGCCATCGGCCCGCTGCACGGTGGTGCCCACCGGGATGAGCGTGCCGTTGGTGCCGGTGAACGTAACGCTGCCGGAGGCCTTGGCGGCGGCGGTGCGGGAGATACCCCATAGGGATGCCCAGCGCTCCAGATAATCGGTTTCGGCGGTATCGGGCAGGATTTGACCGGCCAGATGCTGGGTGTAGCCGTAGATGCCGTGTACGGCCCCGGCCAGTGCGGTGCCCAAAATGTTGAGCACGGTGCGGCGCAGGCGCGCGTCGGCGCCGGGGAGCTGGGCCTCGATGTCGGCCAGCACCCGGTTTTTGATGTCGGTCAATGTGGGGCGCGTAAACGGCATTTTTAGACCCTATCAAGACCCTATCAAGACCCTAGACAGACCCTAGACAGACCCTGCCCACAAGCGATCGAAACGCATGGCCAGGGTGGTGCCGGTGGTGCGGGTGATGGCGATCTGCAACCCCAGCACGCCGGGGGCGGTCCACTCAGCCAGCACGTCCACAGTGGTGGCGATGCCGTCTGTCACCAGCCACGCCAATGCCGCCGCCGCGTACTCACGGGCGCGCACCAGCACGTCCGCCGTGGCTTTGGCGCGGGTGAGCAGCCACAGGCGGCTGCCAGTCTGGTCACCCTCGATATCGGTCAGGGCATCGCCCCACCACCCGCCCCGGCCAGCCACCGGATCCGGCAGCGGGTCGTCGGCGGCGGCGCGGGCGGCGGTGAACAGGCTAATGAGCACCGCCGTTTGCAGCCCGTCGTCCTGCGCCAGCAGGGCGCCATCCAGCGACAGATCACCGCTGGCGGCGGTGGCGTCCCATGTGATCCGGGCGTCCATCAGCAGGCCCACGGCAGGCGCTTGCCGCCGCTGTAGGCGCGCGCATGGCCCTCGTCAATGAGCGTATCGGTCAACGATTCGAGGCCGCGCGTCACGCGGGCAAGCTGGCGGCCGTATTTGTCGCGCCCCAGCGTCTCCACCCGCAGCCCCCTGGCGGCGGTCCACGCGGCCACAAAATTGCGCGCGGCGACCGCCTTGGCGCGCACGCACGGCAGAGGGTCGTGCATCTCCGGAGTGTCCACCCCGTCCAGCCGAAAAATATCGGTGGCCATCAATCCCTCGGCGATATACAACCGCATCTCCAGGGTGTCGCCATCGAGCACGCGGATCACCTCCGCCGTAAACGGGCCAAACGTTTCCGCCCGTGCGGGCACGGTGGGCCCGCCGAATATCAGTACCGAAACCAGCATGATGATGCTGCGCATTTGACCCCCTTCTACCTACATTTGTGGGCTGGGCACCCCGCCGCCGGGGTGGGTGTGGAGATTGTACGTGCTGCGGATGGCGCCCAGGTTGCCGGTGGCGTCGGCCACCGTGGCGCCCACCACGGCCCCGGCGGCGGTTACGGACGGAGCGGTAACGGCCCCGGCGGCGGTTACGGTGGCGCCAGCGGTGACCGCGCCGGTGAGGGTGCTGGTGCCGGTGACGGTGGTGTTGCCGGTGACGGTGGTGTTGCCATCCACCTGCAAATTGCCGGTCATGTGTACGACGGGGCTGGTGATGTCCAATTTGGTAGTGGCCGAGACGTCGATGGTTCCGCCCCGTTTGATGTGGATTCTGTCTCCCTGGTCGGTATAGATGGCCACTTCGCCCTCGGCCAAAGGCTTGAGGCGGTAGCGGCGGTCGTCCACCGCGATCACGATGGGGTGCCCGGCGTCGCCGCCCACCGCCAGCACCAGCGCCTCTGCCCCCGGATGGGGGTGGGAGGTGAACCCGTAACGCTGCATGTGCTCCACGTCGTCCGCCAGACCGTCCGGGGGCAGAGTGATCTGCAACGCCTGCCACTGGGCGGCGTCGTTGACCAGTGCCACCACGCCACGCCGGACCATGTTCCGCGCGCGGCGGGTCAGGGGAGCCAATAATTTGACGATGACGCGCGGAGTCACCACACACCCCCCTGCCGTGGCTCCGGCATGGGAATGCGGTCGAACGCCTCCGGGCGGACCATTTCGATTTGGGTGCGGGTGCCGCCGTCATCCAGAGTATGGGTGACCGAGGTGATGAGCAGGTCGGCCGCCAGCGCCAGTGAGGGCAGGCTCACGCCCACGCGCGTATTGGGTTGCCACAGGCCGCCCGCGTGGGACCAGCCCGGCACTGTCACACTCACGCGGCGACCGCGCCCGGAGCGCACGTTGCGCTCCCACTCCGCCCGCACCCGCAGCCCTGCACGGTCCGACGCATCCTCCGCCTGCATCACCAGCGGGCGGTGGCGGCTGATCTCTGTGTCGGTGGCCACTCCCTTGCCTGCGGCGGCGGCCCCGAAAAGGCCGTCACTGCCCGGCAGCACCCCCACCACGGTGACGGTGGAAAACCGCTCGCGCCAGGTGGCCGCGCCTTCGGCCTCCAACACGTTTTGCCCCTCCACCAGTTCGGTGGCCACGCGAGTGGTGGTGGCGCGGGTGATGAGCAATCCCCCCGCGCCATCGGCCACCGCCAGCACGCCGCAGATGCGCGCCAAGCGCTCGATGACCTCCCACACAGTCTCGCCGTGGTCCGCCCTGAATGTGGGCATGACCGGGAGGGTCAATCCCGCCGCCACGGCGACCGGGACACCAAATGGTTTACAGAGCGCCTCGGCGATTTGCCGCATGGTGCGGCTGGGGTACTGTTTATCGGTTACCGAGCAGTCCACCAGGTCGCCTGTAGCGTCACGACCGGAGATTTCAATCTCGCGGCTGTCGGCGCGCAGGCGCATGGCCACGTCGTCCACGTGGCCGGTGATGACCGTCTGGCCGTCCATTTGCACGGTGCAGGCGTCACCGGGGCGGATGTCGCGGCGCACATCCTGCCCCGGCCAGCGGTCCGACACCCCCAAGGAAAACTGTCCCGCCACCTGCTCGATGCCGCGCTGGATCTGCACGGTTTTCCACCCGCCCCAGCGGGTGCCACCGATGGTGAGGGTGATGTCAGTCACAGGACCACCCCACCAGGCGCAGATGGCTGGTTGCCCCGCAATCGGCAAAATGGCAAATAACGGCGGGGGACACGTGACCCCGGTAGTTCACCCGCCGCCCGAGGCCAATGACCGCCTGGGCGCCGCAGCACGGCAGGCGGATGATGGCTACGGCGGCGGGGGCGGCGGCGCGCTCGGCGGCGCCCGGTTTGCGCCAGGTGGCGCGGCTGTCCAGCGCCGGATTATGCATCAGGTCGTGGTAGTCCGTAGTCATGCGGCCAGCACCTCCAGCGGCAGCCCACCAGGCACAAAGCCAGGATGCCGGACATGGTTGCGCGCCACCACTTCGGCCTCGCGGGTGGCGGCGCCATACAATTGGTGGGCGATGACCAGCGCGGGCAGGGTCACGACCGGGGTATGGGTAATCACATCCGGCAGCAGCGCCCCGCGATCCGCCAGATCGCGGGCCACGGCCACGCGCAAATCGGCCAGCGTGGCATAGGTGTCGTCATCGGCGGTTTCGGCGCGGGCGGTCAGCAGATCCAGCAGGCGGCCGCGCACCGCCTGGGCGTCGCCCCGGCTGGTAAACGATGTGGCCGCCGCCGCGCTGGCCATGTGGATGGCGGCGGCGGTGGATACCAGCGCGCCCAGCGCCGCCTGATTGTCCGCCTGCGTCTGGCGGGTGGCGGTGGGAGTGGAGACCGGCGTCAATCCCGCGCCGAAATCGGCCAGCGACTCGGTGAGGGTCAGCGCGTCGGTGGATCCTGCCGGGGCGGTGGCCGCCGTATCGGATACCACCCCCAGCAGCAAATCCGCCAGCCCCCCGGCATCCGCCAGCAGGTCGCTCATGCGGGTGCGGGCGTCGGCCAGAGTGGTGGCAAACACGTCCTTATCAGTGGCCTTGGACAGCACCCCCACCAGCGCCTCCATGCGGTCCAGCGCCTTGGTGATAACGGTACGGGCCGCGTCGCGCAAAAACTCCGGCTGGCCGGTGGTGCTGAACCCGGCGGCGAATTCCGTCCGCACCGCCGTGAGTGCCCCGCTGGCTGCCGCATCCACCAGCGCCGGGGTAAACGCCACGCCCGTGGGCATGGCCAGATCGCCCGCCAGTACGAAGGTCACGGAAAACCGCGCCATGCCCCCCTCGCGGGTGGTCTCGCTCATCCGCGCCTGGGTGACGGCCACGCGCAGGGTGCCCAACCAAGGGTGAATGAGGGTGCCGGGGCCGGGGGCCTCGATGGCGCCCATCAGGGCATCGCGCGCGCCCATGTAGTCCGCGCCGATCACCAGCAGGTCGAAGGTGAACTCGCGGGCCTTGCGACCCAGATCCTCAGTGTAGGGCGCGTCGCGCCCCGGAAACTCGTGCAGAATAGTGCGGCGGCCGATGGTGGTATCCGCCCCACCCTCGACCCCAAACGGCACGCCCCGGAACGAGCCGGGCTGGAGCTGGTCGCGCCAGGTCATGCGGCGCCCCGTGGTGCTATGCTGGGGGGACCAACAACCGGATGGGAGGTTTCGATGCGCGCTGTTGTTGCCTTTGTAGTCGCCACGTGTTTGTTACTGATTCCGGTCATATCGCTGGCGGACCGCCAATCCGCGCTGAATGCGGTGCGGACCGAAAAGGGGGTGAGTGGCGCCAGATGGCGCGCAAATAATTTGCGCGTTTTGGTGCGCGACGACGGCAGCAGCCGAAATGGTTTTGCCGAATATCTGTGCATGCTGGTGATCGACCACACCCCGGAGATGGTTCCACCCCCGGCCGGACAGTGGCTTTTGGTGACCATCCTGGATGCGGATGACCCAAACCAGACACACCAACTTGGCATGGCCGCTTGCTCGCCGTAACGCATCACCATCCCCCCATGGCCAGACCGGTGTCCACAGTCAGATCCACCGGGCCGGTGGCGCGCACTTGTTTGACGCGGGGGCGGCCCTCACCATCCACCCGAATGTGGATGGTGCCACCCACCTGCTGGGTGCGACTGCCCGTTACGGTCCGCGCCGGAGGCGCCAGCGCGGTGGCTCCGGCGGCGCCCAGATGCAGGTTTCCGGCTACCCCCCTGGCCAGATCCACCACCCGTTTGATTTTGTCCCACAGCGCGGCGAAAAAATCGCTCAGCGGGGACCAATATCTGTAGATGAGGATGGCCGCCCCGGCGAGGGCGAGGGCCAACCAGCCAATGGGAGTGGTGAGAATAGCTGCCCCCAACTGCAAAAAAGCCAGGGTTAGCCCCCCCAGGGCGACAATCACCTTGGCGCCGATCAGCACCGTGATGCCCAGCATCAGGTTGCGCCAGCCGCCCACAGCGTGGGACAACCAGTTAATGCCGCGCCCGATCCCCACGATGATGGGCAGTAGGGCGCGGAACGCCGCCCACGCCTCGCGCAAACCTCCAACGATCTCCTGCCCCCACAAGTTTGCAATGCGTTGCAGATCGCCGTTGCTGGCCATGCGGTCAATGGTGGCCAGCAGCGTACTCAGCCGGATTTTGAGCCAATCGAACGCACCGGACTGCATGATCAACAGCCGGAATCGGGTCCATTGGTCGGCCAAGTTTGACATCAGCCCACCCCAGGTGCCGGACATTTTAAGCATGGCGCCACCGAATTTTTCGTTCCAGATGGCCGACAGGGTGGATTCGATCATGGCGCGGCTGTTGATGTCCGCCATCTTGCGCACCTGTTTCCCGGCCACCGTATATTCATAGGCCACGCGGTTACCGCTCACCCGCGCGCGGATGCCAAACTCTTTCAGTCGCTCGTTTTCACCTGTAATGGCGTCGGCGATGGCCTCCACCGCCTGCGTCAACGGTTTGCCCATGGCGGCGCTGGTATCACCCAGCGTGCGCAGCAGACCATTGGTGGGATCCAGGCCATATGTGCGCAGCATCACAAACGCATTCATGACCTCGCCCAGCTCGTAGGGAGTTTTGGCTGCAAAATTGGATACCCAGTCCAGCGATTTTTTAGCCTTGTCGGCGCTACCCTCGGTGGTTTCTAGGATAACGCCAAACTTTTCAAATTCTGCGGCCACATCAATGAGATGTCTCTTGATGGCCCAGCCGACGGCGCCCGCCCCCAGACCGAGACCGGCCAGCCCACGGGATACGCTGGAGATGGATTGCTGCACTTGCCCAAGCTGGCTGCCCACCTGCCCCAGCGCGCCGGACACGCGGCCCCCCCCGGCGGCATTGCGGATGCCCGCAAGAGCCTGGCTGACGCGCCGCGCCGGACCGGTGACGCGGTCAACCAAATCGATGATGACGCTGGTTTTAAGGTCACCCGCCATGTACCGCCTCGATGCGCACCGCCTGTGCGTGCCACATGATCAGTTCCGCCATGGGCATGGCCCACAGCTCCGACGGCGGAAAATGAAACACCGCCGCCACGTCGCCCATCACATCCCGCCAATTGGCGGGGCACCCCCTAAAAAAGCGCCGACCAGCGCCCCCATGGCCACCATGTCACGCCCGGCCATCCCCTCCAGCAGGGGGGGCGCCATTTTGTTGATGGCCGCCAGCAGGTGGCGGATTTTGGCCATTTCGCCTGGTACCCGATCCATGGCCTCCATCTGCCGCGCCGTTGGCTCGCAAATGATGAGTGTGGTCACCTCCCCCGTGTCGCCGGAGATCGGTTTGGACAGGGTCAGGATGACCTGGGTGACCTCCCCGTCCGCAATCCGGCCCAGAACAGCGCCGACCTCCGCCTGTGTGATGGTGATGTGGCTCATTTTACACCGCCTCCGCGCGCGGGCCGATGAACTTGTACCCGGCCTTGCCGGGGGTGCCGCCGGTGATTGTCGGCGGATCGGCGGACACGGCGCCGCTGATCACGTAGGTCTGGCCCGTGTCGAGGCGAAACACCACCGTGAGGGCGGTGGCGGCGTGAATGTCCTCGGGCCTGGTGGCGGCGGAGATGGCGATCTCGCACGCCACCGTGGCCTCTTTTTCGGCCTCGGCGTGCCCGTAGTAGCCATTACCGACCACCGCCTGCCGGGTGATGCCACCCAGATCAATGCTGGCGCCGTCCAGCGACTCCAGCAGCTCGCCGTTGACGGTCACGAAGGCTTTGCCGAATCGTTTGCTCATGGCCTTATCACAGCTCCTTCACAGCCGATTATTTACAGCAAAAACTGGATCTGCGCGGCCAGCACCTGCAGGCCGTTGACCAGATCCGGGGCCATCAGCACGTCCACCCGGTTGGGGTCACCAGCGTTGCGCTCCACGATCAAATTCGACTTGAACTGGTCCATGCCCTCGATGAGTCCGGCGGCCTCCAGCTCGTAGAACAGCGCCACGATTTCGGCGCGGATGCTGGCGGGCGTGGCAATGGCCTGCCCCGGCGACGCCGGGACGCCGTCGCTGGCCAGCTTATGGCGCGGGAAGCGCAGCCCCATGCGGGTACGAAACTGGTAACGCACCGCAAACAGGGTGTGGGGGGTGGTCACATCCAGGTAGCTGGTGTCCGGCGCGGCGGCCGCGTTGATCTGGTACATGGTGATGCTGCGCTCGATCTGCACCGTGCCCACCACCACTGTGGTGGTGCTGATGCCGTCGAACAGCAGCGTGTTGCGCTCGTTCCAGGTGCGGCGGGCGGATTCGGCGGGGGCCATCAAACCGGTGAGGGTCAGGGTGCGCAAGGGCCGCGCCGGATCGGTGGCCAGGTTGAACGCCGCCACGCCGCCGTACACCGCCGCCCAGATTTCCGTCGTCTGGGGCGCATTGCCCGCGTCGATGCAGCTCACCAGGTGGCTGTTGCGCCCGCTGCCAAACGCGGACAGGGCGGACACGATGCCTTTTTTGGCCGTGTAGAGCACCCCGGAGTTGGCGCGCAGCGGGCCGAACCGGTCCAGCAGTTCGGCCTCCGCCGCCGTGAGGCTCGTCGCGTCGGTGTAGGGGCTGATGATGTAATGGTACTGCACCTCGCCCATGGCGGCGATGGCCGCCGTGAGTGTGGGGTTGGTGACACCGGACGCCATGGCCGCGACGACCACCGTCACGCCGGAGGGCAGTTGCTCGCCCTGCTGGTAGTTGACCCGCAGGTCAATGTCGTTGCCCAGTTCGCCCTTGTGGCGGGCGGTGACGGTGACCACCCCGAGTGTACTGGTGGCGGTGACCGGCAGGGATGTTTCGGCGGTGATGGCCGCCGCGATGGCGGTGGCGATGGTGGTGGCCGTGTCGGTGGTGGCCACGCCGATGGTCAGCCGCACCCCTCCCACGTATAGGGCGATGGTGCCCGCTTTGGGGGTGGTGGCCGTGACGGTGAGGGTGCCGGTGGCGGCCACCCCGGCGCCGTTGTCGTCTAGGGCGATGGCCCACGACTCGGTGTAGCGGTTCGCCCCTTTGAGGGCGGCGAACATGCGCGCCAGCATGGATCCGCGCCCAAAATACGCCTCCGCCTCGGCGGCGGAGTTGACCATGGTTGGCACACCGGCGGCCACGCTGCCAGTGGTGAGCCGCTGCCCCAGCACCAGGATGCGCTGCTGCTCGGGCGCCAGACCCCGCGCCGCCCGGCTGGCGTCGAACTCGGCATAGACACCCGGCACGCGGGTGCTGACGGGGATGCCGTTGAAACTGATTGCCATGGGTTACTCCTTTGCCTTGGCGGCCTTGGGCGGTTTGCACACGACCACGTCGCCGTCGTTGATGCGGCGCTGCCAGTGCTGATCGAGCGGCTTTTCCTCCCCGTCCGCCGCCAGATGGGCCATGGTGATCGGGTCGCGCACCAAAAATTCGGGCGAGGTGGGCTTAACAAAAACGGTATCGGCCATGGCGATCTCCTACGGCTGCGGCAGCGTGATGGTGTCGGCGGCGGTGGGCTCGTTCGGCCCCGCCGCCAGGCTGGCGGTGTTGGTGATGGTGATAAAAGCATCGAGCGTGGCGGGGTCGAGGGCGGGGTCCGGCGCCACCGAACACTCCACTACCAGCAGGTGGACAAACAGCCCGGCCTTGTCGAAAGCGTCGGACTGGACCGGGTCGCCGGACAGTACGCGCCAGGTGGTCAGGGAGGTACTGGTGTTGTGGATGATGGCCACCAGGGCGTCGGCCATCTCCAGCATGCCGATGGTCACCCCGTCGCCATGCCGGGCCGCCTGATGGCCACGGGCGTTTTTGGCAACGGCCGCCACGATGAAACGCGGTGAGACGCTGACGCCAACCAACCTGAACGGGCCGCCGGACACGTACACCGCCGGAGCCTGCACGCCGAACTGTTTGACCAGTGTATCGTCTGCCATGTCCGGCAGGATCCCCACCGCGCGCAACTTGGGGGACAGGGTGGATGCCTGGATCAACGCGACCAGGTCGTTTTCAAGCTGTGGCAACATCAGGATGCCCCCAGGGCGCGTTCAATTTTGCTGGTGATGTAGTCCAGCATGTCGGTCCGGTCGGCGTCCGAAATACCCAAAAAAGGGCGAGAGGGAATGGTGACCTGGCGCGCAGTGCGCCAACTGCCGTTGGCCAGGCGAAAGCGCAGGGCGCTGGCCGATTTGGGGCGGATGACGCCGCCTGTCTGGTGGATGGCGCCGTACACCATGTTGGTGCCCCACTCGGCCCAGGTGCGGGCCGAATCACTGGTGATGGAATTGCCCAGGTGCCCCCGGTGGGTGAGGGTGCGCCCGCCGATGAGGCGTGCCCGCAGCGATGGCGTCCAGCGCGTGCCATCGGGGGCGGTTTGGGTGGTGAACCGTTCCCTCGTGCTGTTTTCGCCGATGGTTGCAAGACCGCGCATGATGGGTGTGGCGTCCGCCCCCAGATCAGCCACGCGCCGCAGGGCCGCCAGCACGGCGGCATCGTCCACGCGGTAGGTGATCCCCAGGGCAGTCATACGTACCCCGTGGACAGGTTGCGGGCGAACACGGATCCGGCGGACTGGGTTTCCGCTCCGTCGCTGGGGGTCGCCTGGGCGCCCGCACTGTCAACACCCATGGTGATTTTGCCGCTGGCCACGTCACGCAAAAACCGCAGGCCATCGTCGTAGCGTTTGCGCACATCTTCCGGCGGGACATCGTACAGGTGGTACCGCGAAAGGTTGCAGGCCACGCGGGCGAGCACCTCGGGCACCACCGCCAGGGGCAGGCTGTAGCGGCCAGCCAGCGCGGCATTGATCTCGGCGGTGGCGTCGGATATGGCGCGGTCCAGCACCGTGGTGTTGATCACCCCGGTGGGTGGCACCGCCCGGTCGGTGAGCTGGATGATCTCCTGCACACCAAACCGGTCGGTCATATCTGCCTGTGTGCAGTACACGTATTACCCCTTACCACCCTTTTTGCCCTCGCCGCCCTTGCCGGAGGGACCATCACTGGCTTTCTGGATGTCCGCCAGCTCCGTCTCCAGCTCGACGATGCGCGCGCTGGCCGCCGCCAGATTCCGTTCCAGCTCGACGATGCGCGTGCTGGCCGCCGCCAGATTCCGTTCCAGCTCGACGATGCGATTGGTAGTCATCGGGGCGGCACCGTCATGCACGATGAGCATGGGTTCGCTGCGCAGCGCAGCCAGCTGCGCTGCGGAAAACTCACCCTCATCCACGGTGACGGGGGTTTCCGGCCAGGGGCGCCCGGCGCGGTGAAAACCGGCCTTCTTGGACGTGATGGTGATGGTCTTGGCCATGTCGTAAATCCTTTTTTGGTGCGGGGGGCCGGGAAATCCGGCCAGGCCCCCCTTGAATGTTGGCTCGGGTGACTGGCCCGCCGGACCGGGCCGCGCCGCCTCAAAGTGCGCGGTTAGGTCAGCCAGGGCACCTGGACCACCTCGACGGCCCCCTGGTTGATGTTGGTGGCCCCGGCGGCATTGCGCTCCGCCTTCACCACCTCCAGCGCGGCCGCGCGGTTGGTGGGGCCACACACCAGGATGTTGGGCCGGATGCCCAGGGGCCGCCCCTCGTCCGAGAGGAACGCCTGCATGGCCGCCACCCCCGCGTTGAAATTGGCGGCATCGAGCGCAGCCTTGCTGCCCAGGGCCTGCTGCCAGAAGCCGAAGCCAACGTTCACACGAGCATCCACCCCGAAGCGGAATTCATCACGCATGAACACCGCCTCATCCTCACCGGAGGTCATCGACTTGAACTCGTACGGCCGACGCCGCTGGAAAATGATCGGCTTGAGTGGGCGGCGGGTATCCATCAAAAACCACGGATTGCCCGCGCCCGCCTGCATGTTGGACACCACGCCGGTACCAACCGGGTGGTCCGTGTCGAAAAAATACTGACCGTCGAAACAGGTGGTGGTGAACCCGGCGGCGAGCAAGCCGAACACCAGCTCGTTGGGGTGAGCGGCCGCCGCATACCCCATGTCGTCGAACATGGTATTGAACACCCCGAACTGATCGTCCTCGATTGTCGCCTTGGGCACGGCGATGGTGCTCTCGAACGGGTCGTTTTTGATCGTGTAGGAGTGGGCTTCCATGTTGCGCACCACCCGGTCGCCCACCCATTTGCGGATCTGGGGGAACTGTCCCAGCCATGCATACTGGTTTTCGGACGTGGATGACGGCACCAGGGTAGCCACAGTCTCCCATTCGTTGGTGACGCGCTGGAACCCCCCCTTGAAAGCGGCGTTGAAGCCGATGAACAGGGCTGCCAATGTGGCTTTGTTGATAATCATGTCGAGCGCTCCGTGTGTGTGATCCGGGGGCTCCCGGCGTTAGTCGATCCGGACCCAGACACCGTCGGTGCCCACGTCCACAATGGTGCCCAGGGCCGAGCGGGTGCTGGTCCCGTTGTTGTCGGCCACCGTCTGGTCGTCGACGATATAGGCGATGCCGCCAATGTCGACGCGGGCGATGGTGCCGTCGTTGTTCAGCTTGTATGTGCCCTTGCGGGTGCTCACACTTTTGGCCCCGGCGATGCCCGTGGAGTTGTCCACGGTGTCCTGGGCGATGCCGCGCGCGATCAGGGTGGTGGCAACGACACCCGGTTTGGCGTCGCGAGACGCATCCAGCACCACGATGGAGCCCGCGTAAATCTTGACGGCGGCGGCCATGGGATCAGAAAATGTCTTGCCGTCGCGGTTGACGGTGTTGCGATCGGCTGCGAGTGCAGTCATGGCAGAATCTCCTTTGAGGGCCAGTGGCCCCGGTTGCTACTTTTTGGCCTTGGCGGCAAGAAACGTCTCGGGGGTCATCCCCAGGGTGGCGCACACCTGGTGCTCCTCTGCAGACAGGGCGGCGACGCCCTCTTCACCCGGCGCCTTGCCGCCGGTCTGGGTGCCGGTCAACGCGGCCACCGGCACCGCCGAGGCCAGGTAGTTCTCCAGCGCGGTGACGTCCTTGCCGCCCAGTTCCCGCGCCCACGGCTCCATGGCGGGCAACAGCTTGCCGCTCGCCATGGCGGTGGCGATCAACCCGGTCACCCTGGCGCCGTTCACCTGCGCGGTCAGGGCGGCCACCTGCTCCTGGAGCGGTTTGACCACGTCGAGGGGTACGTACTTGGCGGGGTCCGGCTTGGCGTCGGGCAATTGCGCGGTCAGGACGGCGACCTGGGTATTGGCCTCCGCCGCCTTTGCCTCGGCGGCCTCCGCCCGCTGGATCAGCGCCGCACAGGCGGCAATGGCGGCCTCATCATCCGCCCCCTTTTTCAGATCCAGCAGCTTGAGCAGTTTCTCGTTCATGGCGTCCTCATCTTCAGGTTCGGGTGATAGATCAAAATGCGCAGCCACCAGGGTGGCCACCTCCTGCATGCCGTCCAGCGCCGGGTTGTTGGTGAGGGCGGCGTTGAAAATCTGCGTCACCTCACCGGTGTCGGTGGAGAACCAGAACACCGGACTGATATAACGGAACTCCCCACTGGTAATGGCTGTGGCGGCCTTGTCCGTCCAACGCACATCCACCGCAAACAACCCCCTGCCCTCGCGCCACTCCATGCGCCGGAACCACCCGGCGGCCGGGGCCGGTTGGCCGTTTTCGCGGCTATATATGGTCTGGTGGTTGTAGTCGATGACGAAGTCGGACACCCGTCCGGCCTCGCGGGCGATCACACGGGCGGCGATGTCGGCGTCGACCCTCCAGGCGTCTATCCCTCCGGGGCGGTTATCCATCGCGCGGAACTTGCCCGCTGGCAAAAGCTGGATTTCCCCGGTGTTGGCAAGGTCCAGGTGGCATACGGCGATGCCGATATGGCTTTTGCGCTTCATGCCGCCCATATTGTCCCCGGCGCGATGACGAAATCCTGCCGAAGCATTTCGGCAATTTTGGCGTGCAAGGGGGGCGATGCGGGGTGACTGGGTACCACCAGAAACCGTAATGCCCCAGATAACCCTTTTAAGACCCTTTTAAAAACTCCGATCTCCCACCGGACTATCCCATGCCCCAGTCGGGCCGATTTTTTGCGGCACAGGGCAAATGCGGCGGTCGGGGTTGCCTGCGTCGGGAAAAGGGGGTACATTTGACCCGAGGGAGGCGCGGGCGACACGGTGAATCTCCCGGCCGTAACCTTGCCAGATGGCATTGAGTGCTATGTGGGGGAAATGGGAGTCCCCACCCCGTCGCCGACCTCATTTCCACTCCCCCAAAATCACCTGGCCCCGCCGCAGCCACTTGGCCACGTCCTCCCGGTTTGTGCGGCGGAAGCTGGTGACGAACGACGCCAGGCCGCTCTGGGTCACCTTGATGGCCGCAGAGTAGATGCGTCGCCCCTCGCGCCGGATGGCAACGGCGCTCTGTTTCCCGTCCTGCACCACCACCGTGGCCGATTCGCCCAGCAGGGGCAGCACCCGGTATTCTTCCAGCGTCAACTCCGGGTGGACCTCCGCCTGCTTGCCCGCGCTTTCCGCGCTCATCACCCCGATCCGGCTGTGCGCGCCCAATGCCGTGGCCACCTCCTGCGGCAGGTGCATCACCGGCATGTTGCCTTTGGGCATCTTGAGCCACTGTTCAAACTCCGGCGCCGCCACGCCCGATCGGATGGCGGCGGCCGCATCTTCCGGCGCGGCGTCCGCCAGGCGGAAAACCAGATGATCATCCAGCGACTGGCGGCGGCCGCCGGGCGGATAGTTGAACTCCGGGTCCACCCCACGGGGGATGCGCTGCACCTGGCCGGTGCGTTTGTTGCGGTAGGTGGTGGCGGGCACGTCCGGGCGCGGCCCCACGGTCAGGCCGCGCCGTTTGGCCTGGGCGTCGGACAGTTGCCGCACCCGGCACTTGCAGCCCCACGCCTTGATGGGCATGTGCTCCTGCCAAAATGGGTCATCCACCGGCAGCACCAGACCATCCCACGCGGCGTGTTCGGCGCGCGGCGCCTCGCTGTTGTTGGCGTCGTAGATCAGCAGGCCGAAATCATCTTTTGCCTTCTGGATGCGCTCCCACTGCCCCTCGCTGTGGGATGTGCGCAGGTTGGTGTCGTAGATCACCTGCAAGCGGCGCACGCTGCCCAGTTGCACCTCGCGCAGCTCGCGGGTTTTGGGATCCTCCATCAACGCCCGCCCCCACCACCCTTTGCGAACCAGCTCCGGCTGGAGCGTTTGGGCAAAATTGCGAAAGGGCACGCCATCCGCCAGGGCGCGGTCCACCTGGGCGCGGATGGATTTGAGCACGGAAAGCTGCATGGCCTTGGCCACGGTGAAGGCCGCCTGGTGATCGGTTTGCCACACGTCGCGCCAGTCGAAGCCGACCGCAAAGCCCTTCTGGCGGAAGAACTTGATGGCCTCGGCGGGGGGCAATGGCTTGAGGGCGATCACGCGCGGCCGCCATTCACCCGGCCCCACACGCCCGCCGCAAACTGGCCCTGCGCCAGGCTTTCGATCAGCGGCGCCAGATCCTGCCCGGCCAGCAGATCGGTCAGCCCCTGTCTAAACCCGTCGAAATCGTCACTGGCGGCGGCCAGCGCCAGGATGGGGGCGATCAGCGGGTCCATCACCCTCTCCCAATCCGCGCCCATGTCGGTCGCCAACCGCTCCAGCTCGTCGGGCGGGGTGGGCTGCGCGGCCAGTGCCGCCATCCGCGTGGATGCAACGGCGGGCGCCGCTGGGGCGGTACGGGCCAGCACTGGCTCATCTTTTTGCGGCAGGGGGATGCCCAGTTTTCCGTGCGCCCAGCCCACGGGGATGCGGAACCCGGCATCCACCAGGTTGGGCACAGCGCCGCCCCACGCCACCAGATCCTCCGGCTCGCTGGTATCAAATCGAAAACGCGGGGCGCGGCGCAGGCCGTCCGGCGCCAGGCCGTTGAGGGCGGCGATGGGATACACCAAATCGCGCGTCAGCGTGCTGGCCACCTGGAGCGCGTCTGACTCCAGCAGCTCGCGTCGCACTTCGTTGTGGACGTTGCCCAGGGCGTTGGTGCTGGTTTTGCCGTCGGCCTGGCTGGTGAGGGTGCCACCCAGAATCGCTTTCGATTGGGTGCGCTCGCACCAGGCGATCATTGCCTCGAATGGCAGGTGACTGCCCTTGGCCGCCTCCTGGAACTCGATGGCCATGCCGTCGGGCACGATGCCCGCCGCGTTGTGGCCGATGTTCATCACCGCCCGCATCAGGGTGGCTTTTTCCTTGTCCGTGGCCCCGGACGGGTATTTGCCCAGACGCAGCGGCAGGCCATAAATTTCCAGAAATTCGGCCAGGTCGCGGACGGCGTAAACCTTGAACAGATACGGCCACGCGAGCACCCGGCCCAGACCGGCGCGCGTGACGTAGCCGGATTTGGCCTTGTGCAAATGCTGGATCCAGCCGAACGGGGTCAGCTCCACACCGTTGGGCGACCCGTCGCGCAGGTGCAGTTCGTGGCGGTTCTCCGGCGGGGTATGGAACCACCCCGCAGGGCGCAGGATGATTTCGCGCGGCAGCCACACGCGATCCACCAGGCGCCAGGCGATTTCCAAATTGGCGTACCCCTTTCCGACGCCATCCATCACGTCGAACAACAGATCCTCGATGTCCGGGATCTCCTCGAACAGTTCGGCCAGGTGCTCGGCGTTTTTTTGTTCGGCGGCGGTGGGGCGGGCAGGGGGAAAGATGGCCCAGGGCAAACCCGTCAATGCGCGTTTGCGCTTGGACAGCTCGGCCAGGATGTGGCCGTCTTTTTCCTCCATGTCCTCGATCAGCTCCGCCTGGGCGCGCAGGTTGCCCTGCTCGGCGTCGCGCAGGATCTCCGCCAGGCGGCTGACCGTCAACCCGCTGGAGGGGTGATCGGCAAATTCCCGGTGCAGCGCGCCGACGCTGGCGGTCTGCTCATCCTGCGACGGGGCCTTGACCGGGCGTCCGTAGGCGTCAACCAGCATGGCCACCTCCCGGCATCACCAGCCCCCCCCCTTGACCAGCGCGGGCTGGTTGTTGCGGTCCTCATCCTCATCGGCCAGGCGATCGCGGAACGGGCTCGCGGTTTGCGGGCACGGCGTGTAGTCGATTTCCGGCGGCTCCATCATGGCCACCGCGTACAACACGTTGGCGAGGCTGATGGCAAACTCGCCGTGGCGTCGATTGCCATCGGCCCCTTTTTCGCGCTTTTTCGGGATCTGCGCCACGCCGTCGATGCGCTTGATGGCCCGCAGATCCGCCAGCACATCGTCGTGGCGGGGGGCGGTGATGGTGCGGTCCTCCACTGCCGCCTTGACCCGTGGCATGTGCTCGCGGTACCACCCCACCGTGGCCATCACCTGCTCGATGCGCCCGGCCCCGTAGCGCTGCATGGTAGCCTCCGCCATCTCGCCGCCGTTGCCGCGCGCGTCCATGGCGCCAGCGGTGAAGCGGGGCAGGCGGTCGACCAGATAGAACAGCACCTGTTTTTGCTGGGCGAACGGCACATTGCGCATCTCCAGCAAAAACGGTGTGTGCAGGGTCAGGTTGAGCGATTCTTGCACCGGCCAGACGGTGGTGCTGTCCGCTGTGCGACCGAAATCCTGGCCAAAATAGCTTTTCAGGATCGGATTCAGGGCCGCCAAACGGGTCTTCAGGTGCTCTGCGCACCAGTCGTTCACTTCCGCCCGGCGGATGTGCTCCGGCAACTGTTCGAACCCGGCGGCCAGGGTGAGGTTCAGCACCGGGATGTCCGGGCGCATGATCCCCTCGATCATCATGCGTGTAAGGAACGTGCCGGAGCCCTGCGACGGGATGACGTCCAGCTCCTCCGCCGCGTCCTCGCCGTAGTGGCCCCGAATGTCCGCGCACCAGATGGCCTCGCCCCCGGTGGTCCATTCGGCGCCCTTGGCCAGGCAGATGCGCCGGTACAGACCCTGTTCCACCGCCAGGTCGAACGTGATGCGGTGCAGCCCCCATTTTTTGCGGCCCGCCCGCACGTCGTCCACCAACCCGTTGAACGGGTTGGATTCGCCGTCGTGGGTACTGATGATGCGCACCCGGCCGCCCCACATGAGCAACGCCATGGCGGACTTGAGCAGGCCGGGCAGATCATCGTGGAAGGCCGCTTCGTCGATCACCACCACGCCCTGTTTGCCGCGCAGGTTGCTGGGGCGCGAGGCCAGGGCCTTGACGTGGCAGCCAGAGGCGAACTTGATCACGTAGATCTGGATGTCATCGCCATCCTTGCCCTCGCCCTTCAGCACGTCCTGATACACATCGGAGCAGGCGCGGTCGAATTGCCGCGCCCAGCCCGCGCAGGTATCAACAAAATCACGCGCCATATCCTGGTTATAGCCGATGTACCACACGTTCTGGCCCCCGTCCTCGCGGGAGGTGGCGGCTATCAGCACATCGTCTGCGGCCTCCGCCCAGGTGATGCCGACGCGGCGGGATTTTTCCACCACCTTGACGGTGGATTGATCCGCCACCCATTGCTGTTGGTAGGGCAAAAAGACGGCGGGAATGGTGGCCTGCGCGGTCACGGTTTCCAACCCATCGGCACCGGGATCCAGGTCAGGCGCACCGCGCTGGTGGGGGCAAAGCGGGCCACGCTGGCCTCGTCCGCGCGAAAACCGTCGTACATGCCGTCGCTTCTCAAGCGCTCCACCACCGTCCAGCCGGGCGGTAGCAGGCCCTCGTCAAAACCGTCCTCCACCACCAGCAGGGCGACCTGTTGCCCGGCGTTCACCACACCCGCCGGATGCGGTGGATGAATCACCCCATCGGTGGGCCACGGCAGGTCGGAATTGGGGTTCGCGGCGGGGCGAATGCAGGTCAGTTGTTTCATGCAAATCCTGCTACGTGGTCAACCATTTTATTTGCTCCTGCGGCAGGTCCGCGGGGTAGATTGCGAGCTTTTGTATCCATGCGTTCGGCTGCAAACTGCCGTTCATCGTGTCCCATCCAATCCCTATCACGGTCCCGGCGGGGGCGGAGGGCGTCCCCGCGGCGTCAGCACCATCGGCGGTGCCGTCCCGGAACTGCCGGAAATCATCCTGGCGGACGCTAGCCCCAACGTTATGAAAAGCACCGGTGCTAATCGCCGCGCCACCCAAAATGTTAGCCACCCCAACGCCATCAGCTATGACCAGTGTCTGTATGCCATTACCAAACCCGGTTCCAAAAAAACCAAAACGCGAGCCATTAAGGGTGGAACCAAAACTCAAAAGCCCTCCCGCTATGGTGGTAAAGCTCTCGCGGTAGACGGTCGCGACCACGGACCAAGCGAGGGGGTTAATTGCGCCCGGCAGCGGGATTGTCATCTGGTCGGCCTGCCGCAGCGCCGCAGCGCCAGCCACGACGATCGGCGTCGTGCAGAACGCCCCCAATTCGAACTGGTTCAGCACAAAATAGAGCACCGTCGAGGCGGGCACGGTCAGCGTCAGCAGATCGCCCGCCGCCGCTGCGATGTTCTCGCTCTTGATACGCGTGTACGTTGCGCTGGTGATGTTCTGGCTGCCCTTCGCGCCGGTCAGCGTGGCCGTGATCGTCCCCGCGCCGCTGAAACGCCGGGCGATAAGCTGGAAACTGTGGGCCGCCGTCGTGGCCGCGCCCGCGACCGTCACGGCACCGCCGCTGGCCCCGCCATCCACCTTTATCGCGTAGGTACAAATCGCGGGGTCCACAATGGCCGCGAGCGCCGTGGTGTCGGCGATGTTCGCCACCGTCGCGGTGCCGGTCACCGTGTACGCCGTGGTCGGGCTCCCACTGGCGGGAGCGTTGTAGTTGGTGTTCAGGTTGGTGGCTGCGACCTCGCTCAGCATCCCCCGGTCCGTGCGGGTGCGGTGCATGTCGTTCGCATACTTTTGCCACACCCCGGCGGCATTTGTTCCCAACGCCTCCGAGGCGCGGGTGTGCGTCACCGGCGGCCCCCAGTACGTGCCGTTGGCAAAGTCATAAAAAGCCGTCGCGCCGTTGATGGCTGGGCGCAGGGCGATGGCGGGATGAAGAAAATCCGGATCCAGAGTGACAGGATGCAGCGGAAACATCAGACCCCCAGGAGCACGGTGACCATGCCGGACGTCCATGCTGTGGTTTTGGCGCGGATGTATTTCCATCCGTCGCCGGACATGACATAGATGCCCGACGCGGTGAAGGCCGGGGGTATCTGGCTCCAGGTAACGCCATCCAGCGAGACCTCGATGGCGACGGTGGCCACGCCGGTGATGATCACCTGCAACTTGCCCGCGCCCTTGTCAGTAAAAATGTCGCCGGTGAAAACGGCGGTCACGGCATCCAACAGCTTGTAAACGTGCATGACGCTCATTTGGCGGATTCCTTTGGAGTGATGCCCAGGATGAGGGCGCGGATGGCTTCGGCGGTTTTGCCGGTGATCCCGGCGGCGCGCACCGCCTGGTCCACGGCCTCGGCGGCCTGTGTGGCGCTGGCGGCCACTTGGGCGGCCATTTGGGCGCGGATTTTGATCTCGCGGTCGGCGCTGGTTTTGTCGGCGGTAGACAGGTCTTTGATGGCGCGGGCCAGCAGGGCGAGGTCTCCGGGTTTTGGGGGGGCGATGTCGCCACCGGTCTCGCCGCCGCTCATGCCCATGAGCTGCTGGAAGGCCACGGTGCGCAGCATCTCGGCCAGCAGGCGGCCAACATCCGAATCCGGGGCGGCGCCCAACTGGGTGACCCATGTACCCGCGATCTCGCGCGCCTCGCGAATGCGGGCGCCTACCGCGCGGAAGTCCTGGGCGAAACGTCCCACGGAGGACTTCGACACGGTCACGTCCAGCCCCTGCAAATGCGCCACCACCTGGGCGATGGTGGCGCCGTCATGTAGCAGGCGCTGCACCTCGGCGCGGATTTCGGGCGCGAGTTTGGCGATGGTGGATTTGCTGCCCATCAGTCCCCCGGTCCGGGGCGGCGCACTCCGGGCACGCTGGCGCGGCCAGCAGCCACGTCCGCCCCGCGCTGGGTTAGCCGGGCGACGTGGACGGAATCCGCCACCACCTCCACGGTGACCAGCTCCTGCTCGGCCAGCCAGGCAAAATCGGTGCGCACCTGATCGCGGGAGACTCCGTGGCCAAACCGCGCCAGCGCCGTTTGCAGGATGGCCTCCCCGGCGGCGTAATCGGGATCCTCGGCCAGCAGGCGCAGGATCACCAGGCGGCGATCCCCGGTATGCAGGGCCGCAAAACTCATTTGCCACCGCCATTCAACATGTGTTGCACCAGCATCCCTAACTGGTGGGCAATACCCTTGAGCTCGCCGCGCAGGCCTTCGAGCCCCTCGCCCAGGTTGTTGACGCGCTCATAGATGCGACCCAAATCGTCGTGGCCGGGGGCGGAGTTGACCCGCTCCTCGATGCGCGTGAGGCGGATATCCAGCGACCGCACCTCGGTGGCGGTGGCGCGATCGTGGTTGGTGATCCATGTGTAGGTGGCGGCGCCCCCGGCCACCGCCATGGCGATGAGGTCCAACCAAAATCGACCTGCGTCCCAGTTCATCACCGGATGGCGCCCTCCCCGGTGGTGTTGTCAACGGATTTGGCGCAGTGGCCGGGATCAAACCAGTGCAGGGCGCGGCATATCCAGTAACAGACCCGGCAGCGCTTGCCCTTGCGCTCGATTTTGCCCAACCGGCTGCTGATGGTTTCCGTTGGGTCGCCGCCCAGCAGGGCGTTTCCCAGCATGTCCACCGCGCGGGCCACGCGCACAAAGGCGGTAAACACCTGTTTGCCCAGCCACATGGCGACCGAGCGGATGCCCGACGGGAGGGCGCACAGCAGGGACCGGGTTGCCCCGCCGAGGGCCCGGACTCGCTCGCCGATGGCCGCGCCCACCACCGCCATGACCAGCAGCAGGTAGCCGAACGGCTCCAGGATCACGTCCGCGATGCCCGTGCCCAGCGCCTCGAATATCTGCACGAGAGCGACGCACAGATTGTGGAAATACCGCATGATGGTGTTGACCATATATCCTCTATTTGCCGATGATCTGTTTGCCCAGGGTGATGAGATCGCCCACCGGGGCCGCGCCAGCGGCCAAAGCCTTGTCGCGTGAGCGCGTCCACACCCCCACCCCCACCACCGACATGCCCACAGACCACATCAGGCTCAAATCCGCCAGCGCGCCGATTACAGGGACGGCGCGCACCGGGTCGGTGACCGCCAGCCAGGCGATGGCCAGCATGACCGCCGCCCAGGTGGCGGCCATCGTGTAACCAAACGTGGGCCGCCAGCGGCTGACGTATTTGTCGTTGGCGGCGGCCTCTGTGCGCATGGTGGTGTTGACCTCGGCCAGTTGGCCGATATCCGCTCGCAGCACCATCTCGCCCATGCGCTGCAAGTGGGCCATTTCGGCCTCGCGCAGGCGCACCAGGGCGTCGGGGCTGGCGGCCAGCAGGGCCTCATGCACCCGGTCCGGGGTGGCCTCCACCCCCAGGGCGGTGGCGATCACCCCGCCGATGGCGGCGCCCGCCGGGCCACCCAGCAGCCCGCCCAGCACCGGCGCGGTTTTACTGACCGTGGTTGCAACGCGGTCCCAACTCATGCCGTGGCCTCCAGCACGTGGTCCGCCAGCGGCGCCATGCCGCCCGCACGCCAGGCGGGCACGTCAAAATTGGGGCAGGTTTTGTGGGACTCCACCTGGCGGTGGCCGATGACCGTGGCGCCCGAAAACCGGGCCTCCAGCTCGGCGACCAGGGTGGCCAGGGATTGCCACTGCGCGGGCGTGTATCGCCCGATGGCGTCACCGCCGGTGCCGCCGCCCACCATGCAGATTCCGACCGAGTAGGCATTGTGGTTTGCGGCGTGGGCGCCCATTTTTTCCAGCGGGCGACCATTTTCCACCGTACCATCCAGGCAGATGACAAAGTGGTAGCCGATATCCGCCCAGCCGCGCCCCACGGGCGGCGGCGCGGTGTGCCACCGACGGATGGTGGCCGCCCGCACGTCGCGGCCGTGGGGTGTAGCGGAGCAGTGGATGATGATTTTGGTGATGTCCCTCACGGGCGGGACTTCAGCAAAAAGATTGTTGCACCGGGGTGACAGCGCATCGCCGTCGCCCGTCCGTGGTGATGACGGGCAGTGGCGGGGAAAATGACGCTGCCGCCCCGGTGCTGGCGAGGCCGCGTCCGTGGTTGCCGGTGCGGGGGATGTGCGGACGCGGCCCTGCTGCCTGGGGATGTACGAGCAGTAGTAATGACGAGATTTGAAACCGGCAACCACATGAGCCGCAGATTACCCGCGCGGGGGGGGGTAGGGTTTGCCGAAAGACTTCCGCTTCTTTTACCCGAACAACTGTGTATTTTTACCCAAACAACTGTGTCTGGCGATCATCCCGGATGGGGGCGGGGGGGGGTGGGGCATCAGCGCGGGCGATGGCGCGCTTGAGCGCGTTGCCGATGGTGCGCTCGGTGCATCCGTGGCGCAGGGCCAGCTCACCCTGGGTGGCGTTGGTCTGGTGATATTCAGTCATGATCTGCGCGTCCCACGCGGCCTGCATGGCCGCCTGGGCGCGGGGCACCACGATCACCTGTTTCCCGTAGCGCCCGCGCAGGGCCTCTGATTTTTCTGGCCCGATCAGATCCACCAGCTCACCCGACGGCCCCTTGCGGCCAATCCACAGGCGCACACCGCCGTATCGCCGCACTATCGCAAGTGCGGCGTCCAGACCGATCACCTCCGCCATCTCGCGCGCGGTGGCGGGCAGGTCGCCCAGGTGGATGGCGGCAGGATCGCTCACGCGGCGCCGCCCCCCTGACCGTGGGTTTTGGCCAGTTGGGCGATGCACAAGTCGGCAGCGGCGGCGCTGATGGCGCTCATGGTTTTGGGCACGCGGATCCGGGCGCGGTCGTTGATGATCCCCCGGTTGTGCAGGTCGAGCGTGTTGCGCACATAGGCGATCAGGCTGTTGGCGCCGGGCGTTACCAGCCCGGCAATCTCCAGCATGGCCCACACCGCCCGCAGTCGCTCGCGGGCGGCCCACGCCTTGAGCGCCTCGATGACGAAACTGCCCTTTTTTACCGGCAGCCAGGCGACATTATCCACACCGCACAGCCGCTTTACATAGGCGTTGAGGGCGGTTTCGCTGGCATTTTTGACAATGCCCTCTTTGGCCATATCGATCCATAGAGCGCGGACCTTGTCGGCCTGGCCCTTTTCGATGTCGGGCTTGTGGCGTGAGGCCGGGCCACGCTTGCGGGCCGGGGCCTTCCAGCCCTTGGCGATAAACTCGCGGATGACCGCGTCGAGATGGATGTCGGTGCAGTCACCAGCCGAAACATGGCCGGTGATGCGGCGCAGCATCAGGCGATATTCGGTGTCACCCAGCCCCATCTGCGCCTTTGCGATGTGGATTTTGGCCAACAGGCCCCGGCGGGTGGGGGTCACAATACCTCCCAGTGGCGGCAGGCCGGGGACGCCGACTTCACGTCGGTGCCTCTGCCGCCGGTCCAGTGTTTTTGCATCAGGCCGCATTTGCGGTAGGTTTTGGCCTTTTGCACCCGCGCCAGGTGGCGGCAAGTGCCGCAGGTTTCCCCAGCGGGGCCGGTGCCCGGCTGCGCGGCGTAGCCCCCCAGCCGCCTGTCGCGCGGCGGCGCCACGTGGGTATCCAGGTCGGGAATCAGGCCGAGTTGCCAGGATGTCATTGGCTGGGCCTCAATCTGTGTCGGCCCAGTCGGACTCGCTGCCGTCTGGCTCCGCCGTAGCACGTATAGAGCGTTGTGTGGATAGGATGAGTTTGGCAAGATCCGCAGCGGTTTCCAGCCGGGCTGGGTGGGTGGTTGCCGATTGCCCGGATTGCTTTTTACGTATCCCGAGTACGGCACTTGGATCAAGCTCTCCCCACCGGCAGATTTTCCCGAATGTAACCAAGTCAATTTTATGGCCCCTCTCAAATCTGGACAGTGTGGCGGGACTGATACCAATCGCGGCGGCGGTTGCGCGGATTCCCACGTCGCCCCTGCGGTCGCGGAGATACGCACCAAGGGTTTGCAACGTTGGCACCCCGTGGACATCCAGGTCAGGGGTCAGGCCGAGTTGCAGTGGGATCATGCCAGCCTCCGTTTTTGCACCAGCCACGCCGCGACGTGCAGGGTTATGGCCTGGTCGCATCCCGGCAGCGGCTCCGGCGGCCAGGAACCGGGCGATAACTGCGATTTGGGGATCCACACCTCGCGGTCCCCCGCCACGATCACGCACACGGCGGATTCGCCGTCCCAGCGGTAGCGACAGGGCACTGGCACGGTGGTCATCGGGCGCCCCCCATCACGGCGGCCAGGGCGTCCCAGCATCCCCGCTGGTGCCCCGCCTGGCACGCGGGGCAGAACGTCCGTCCGCAGGTGGTGCAGCGCCACGGTTTTTCGGGCACGCGGGTGCAGGTCGAACATCGGGCGGTCATGTTGGGCTCCCCTCATTTTTGGCGGCAAAACCGGACCCCCCCTTGCCCAGTCCCAGCCGGGCCAGCTCCGCGCGGGCGGATTCCGGCAGCGCCTCCGGCCGGGGGCGGTGGATGCCCGCGCGGCGCTGATGCTCGCGCTCGGTCTCATTTTTGGCGTCCGCCCGCTCCGCCAGATCGTAGACCACCGCGCGCAAATAGTTGTGGTTTTTGAGCGGGGTGGTTAGCGCCCCGGCCTCAAACCGCTCGCGCACGGCGAGCAGCCCTTCCGCCCAGATGGCGGGTGGGCATGGGCGGGCGGGCTTGCGATCCACGCTGATATGTCCGCGCCGGATGATCTCGTCCAGCGTCGCCAGCACCTTGCGGGCGCGGGACCACGACAGACCGTTTTTGGCCGGGCGGAACAGGGCCAGATAGGCCAGCACCACGTCCGCCATGTCGCCCGGCAGGGCGGCGCGCGCGGCCACTTCGGCCGCCCACGTTTCAGCACTGGCCACCGCCCCGCATGCCGGGCAGGTCAGTTTCACCGGCGGCCACCCTGCGCGACGTGGCGCTCCTCGACCAGATGCACCAGCCAGAGCCCAATGATCCACGCCGCCGCCATGATGGTGACGCCCGCCATGGCGCCCAACGCGGCGTAGGCCGCGTTTTCCAATCCATACCAAATGTCGGGGTACATACCTGTCTCCTCAGTGCAGATGCATTTTGTTGCCGCGCCGCCAGCCCACGGTGATGACCGTTTCGCCCTCCGGGCTCAGGATGGCGTAGAGCCACGCCAGGCGCTCCAGCCCCATCTGGCGCAGCCGCTGCTTGCCGCTCCGATCGAAATAGACCACTTCGCCGTTGGACTGGCGAAACCAGGCGCCATGCTCGAACAGCACGACCAGATCCTCGGGGCGGATGCCGCGCTGGCGCATGCGCTCGCGCGCATGGTCGCTGGGGACGATGGCCTGCACCGTCATTTGCAATCCTCCAGCTCCGCCGCCATCCAGTGTGTATCGGCGGCTGATCGCAGCCACTGCGCCGCGTCGCGGTGGGGGATGCCCACATGTTTGCGGGTGTGCATGTCGCCGGTGGTGACGTCCATCAGCACCTGGACCAACACCAGTTTTCCGGGCGGTGTGCCCGGCTGGGCGGCGCCCCCTGGCGACAAAATCGCCAGCAGATCACGCAGGGTCATGGCCGCACTCCTTTCGGGGTGTCAAATCGGCGTGGGGCGGCGACACTTTGCAGCCGGGGCAGTAGGCATAGCCCGCCCCGCCCACAGGCGCCCACTGCACCCGCACGCCGCAGTGCTCCCACCGGCCCGCCGCGATGGTTTGCGGGTCGGGCCGCCCCGCCAGCGCCGGGGCGGTCACTGGCCCGCCTCCAGCTCAACCGCGAACGGCACCACCACAAACTCCTCGCGCTGCTCGATGCGCAGCCCGGCGATGCTCGCCACGGCGGCCGGGTCGGCCAAAATGGCCTCCTTGTCGATCTCCTCCTCCGGCTGACGTAAAAACCGGGTCATCCCGGCGCGGCGCAGGGCGTCCAGCACCGCGCTGACCCCACGCACCACCACCCGTGGCGGGGTGACCCGCCAACGGATTTCACCGGTGGCCAGCATCACGGTTTTGGTTTTGCCGCCATGGGTGAGCACGGCGCGGTTGGCGGCGGCCCAGGTCTCCAGCCCGTTGGTGAGCACCTGGATGCGGTCCGCCAGCGGCGTGGCCGTGCCTTCGTGCCTGCCTTTGATGCCAGACAGTTCCTCATTCATGGCCGCCTGGATGACCTGCAACTCGCGTTGCAGGCGGCCGATTTCGGCCACGGCGGCCTCGGCCTCGGTGCGGTTTTGCGGCACCGGGGTGGTGGCGGCGTTGGTTTTGGTTTTGCCCATGGGTTTTGCCCTCTCTCCGTGGTGGGTGGTCAGGTGGCCTGCCGGGCCGACTCGCGGCGGCGCAGGTTTAGCAGATGGCGGGCGGCGCCCTCGTAGAGGTGGGGCTCCGAAACGAACCGCTCAAACGTGACGCCGGTCTGTTCGCGCAAACCGGACCGAATGAACAGCCAGCCCAACATGTCCAGGTTCGCGTCGCGCACCCGGGTTAAATCGATTGCTCGCATGGTTCCCTCCGTGGTAACACACCAGCCGTCATGGCCGGTGGGTGGTATCAGTCGCCCGCCCACACAATTTGGCAGCCGGTCCTTTCGAGGCTGGCCATCAGGCTGCCGGGGCCAGGGCTTCCGCAATTGCAGGGATTGAGGTAGCGATACATGCCGTCACAGTCCGGGCAAATGTGGGCGTCATCGAGGTTGTCACCGGGCTCCGGGTGGAGCGGAGCGATATCAGCCCCGCAAAACGGACACTCGATTTCCTCCCCTGGCTGGGGGATGTGCCCCGTGATTTCCACCCCACAATCGGGGCATTCGGTTTCAGTTTTTGACATGGTTTTCTCCTTTCGATTTCCCACAGTTGCACAGCCCCAGCACCGCACCAAGGCCACCCAGCACGACGCCGAGGACGATTCCCGCCAGCAGCGCCAGCAGCATCAGATCACCGGTGTTTCCCTCCATGGCTGCCACCCTCCAGTTGTTGGTTGTGTTTGCACGTGCGGCATGCCCGGTACAGCGCCACCCGCAGCGGGTTACTCGCCAAAAATTGCCGTGTCTGGTGTGCGAGGCACTTGTCCCGGCCCAGATCGCCCAACACCGGACAGTCCACCGTGACCCCCAGCAGCAGCCCCCGCACGCGTTCTTGCAGCCGCCCCAAATTGCCCTTGTAGGTACCCTTGAGCGCCTGATTGACCATGGCCGCCGATACCCCCAGCCGCCGCGCCACGTCGGACTGGGTGGTGCGGGCGCACTCAGCACGCAGGACGTGCAGCCACTGGTCATCCATGGCCTCCTCCCTGGGTCCACATGATTTGGTTCAGGTTGCGGTCGTACACCTGCCGGGGGCGGTTTTTGCCCTGCTGGATGACCGGCGCCAAGGGGCCGGTGTTGCGCACAAATCGCCACGTGGCGGGGTGCGCTATGCGCGACTTTTCTGCCAGGGCCAGATACCCGGCCAGGGCGAGATAGCGCAAATAGCCGCGCGTGTTGGCCTCCGATATCGTCACGGTGGGGGTGCATGACGTGATAGCCAGCTCCCTGACCGTGAAAAACTTGAGCACCCGCATGGCATTCCAAAGGTGCGTGTTTTTGATGCCGCTCTGGTACTTGTCCATGGGCGCCGTCCGCACCTGACGGATCACGCGGTAACGCCCCGCCGTCCATCCCCCGCGCGGGAGTGGACGCTGCGGATCAATCACCTCGACATATCCCTCCTGGACGAGCTTCCGCAGGTATCTCTTGGCAATTTGGGCCGTCACCGTGGCCGGTAGGTCTTTCAAGCCGAACTCGACGAGCTTCAGCGCAGCCGCCCAGATGGCATCCCGCCCCCGGCGCGCAGCGACGATCTCGGACGTCACGCGCCCCTGGGCCCCTTCCTGGGGGGGGCACATATCAGCCCACCCGGCGCTTGGGGGCTTCGCCGGTGTACAGGGGGGTGTCGCCCCAGGTCGCCAGCGACATCTCCATGGCGCCCAGCGTGCGGGCGCGTTCCAGCACCAGGTCGAGGTTCACGCAGATCCGGCGCACCGACCCGCGCGCGGCATCAACGATGTGTTGCAGCAGGTCGTCGGCCACCTGGATGCGGCGGCAATACAACTCGCGCAGATGCCGCCCATCCTCCAGATCGGCGGGCTGGGCCGGATAAAACGCCAGCACGCGCCCATGGACGCGCTCCCACTGGCGCAATTTGTCAGGCAGGCGCTCCTCGCCGATGAGCAACACCGCCGCACCGGAGGCGTCGTGCAGATCCCGCACAATCTCCACGGCGCGCTTGTCCACCATGTGGTCCATTTCGTCCACAATCAGCGGTCGGCCCGTCCGGGCGAGCTCCCCCGCCACCTGCTCGGCGATTTCGTCCATCGTGCGCGCCGGAGTCAGGTTCAACTCCGTGGCGATGGCGATCAGCAAACTTTTGCGCGTGGTGGTGGAGCGGCAGGCCACATAGACCGCGCTCATTTCATTCATACAGTAGGCTGCCGCCGTGGATTTACCCCAGCCACTCGGGCCGTACAGGACCACCAGCCCCGGCAGGTGTGCCGCCCGCTGGGTTGCCCGCTCGATGGCCTCGATTGCTATGGCCACGTTTTTCAGCGTGGCGACCGTTCCCGTGTTTCCGTTCATGATGCCTCTCCCAAGCGTTTGAACGATTGATGAATGCGCCGCTGGGCGCGGTATTCCGCTGATTGCACGTAGCTCGCATGGAATGCCAGTTCCTGCTGTGTCACCTCCTGGTTGTTGCGGATGGATTGATCGAGTGAGTGCCAACGTTTGTAGCGCTCAAGTGGGGTTTCCGGTGGCGCCGGTTTCGGCGTGTGGAAACGATCCAGAAACTCGCGATGTTTGCGCTGTTCGGCGGGCGTGGGTGGTGCTGCAACGGGTGCATCGCCAGAGCGTGCCGCATCGGCGGCGGCATTGAGGCCCTCCGATTGGTGCGGCAGGGACGGGGCCGGGAACGCCACCAGACGGCTGTTGACAAGCCGCTGCGATTCCAGGATTTCGCCCACGATCTCGCGCGTGCCCACCTTGCGCGCGGCGCGTTTCAGCTCCGCCTTGGCGGCCTGCACGTGGGCCGTTTGTCGGGCGCGCGCCGCAATGGCCACCTCGCGCCGGGATACCCCGGTGATCTCCGGGCATTCGGCGATGCAAACAAACCCGCCATCCTCGGCAAACACATGGATGCGGCCGATATCCTCCGGGTCGTAAAGGCAGCGCACCCGGTCGCCCACGTACAAACCCAGCTCGCTGTGGATGTACCTCTGACCCTCGATGCGCAGGCCCTTTTTGGTGACCACCCGCCACCCCCCCTCGCCGGGGGCCTCGGCCAGCAGGATATCCAGGGCGCGCTCGTCGGTGATGCGGCGCACGGGCTGCCGCCACTCGGCGGCGGCCTGAAAGGGGGTGCGGCCATTCAGCCCGGTGTGCTCCCGTTGGTGATACACATCGGTCACCCAGCGGTCACAGTAGGTCTGCAACGCGGCGGCGGACATGTGCAGTTCCACGGCGGCGTCCCGCTGGAATAGCCGCTCCGCAAATGACTGTCGCGCCCTGATGGTCTCACGCTCGGCCACGTTGTGACCGATAAAACCCACCGCTAATTCCAGCAAATCGTGTGAAAATGTGTGGAAAAACCGCTCGATATGGGGCTTTTCCCAGGCAGCGAACGGGGCACACAACCTGTGCTCGACCGCGAGCATCGAAAATACGCGCGTAACGTGATGGCTGGTATAATCGGCGCCATTGTCGGTTTTGGCCACCTCCGGCACGCCCCAATCCAGCAGCGCCCGGCGCATCAGTGTCGCGATGCCCACGGCGCGGGAGGTTTTCGATACCAGCAGGTGCGCGCGGCGGGTAAACACGTCTATTACGCCGATGATGCTGTGGCGCCCATCGGTCAGCATCACGTCCGCCGGGGTGCTATCAAGCTCCCACAGTTGATTCAGGCGGGCCACATCCTCCGACCGCGACCCGAACGCCACCATGTGGTTGTTTTTCCACCCGTCCGGGTTGGTGACGGCGGCATACACCTGACGATTGGCCTGTTTCCAGGCGTCCATCCACCGCTCCAGCGACCGTCTGGATGGCAGGTCTGCCTCCGGCATCCGGGCGCGGGCGGCGGACAAAATGTGCCCCGCGTGCGCGTGGGGGTGCTCCACCAGCATGGCGATCACCAGCCCCATCAGTTCCGGTCTGGCATCCACCAGACTCTGGCCCCGGCGGTTGCCGTAGGCCCCGGCCAGCCGGGCGGGGCCATGCGTGCGCTGGATATTTTGCCAGCGGTAGAGGGCCGCCGGACTGATCGCATGGACCGCCTGACGCACCTCGGGTGCGACATCAATTTTTCCCTCGTTGTAGAGGCCGCAAAAGACCGCCCACGCCTGGGTGCGGGAGAGGGACGACGCCCGCGCGTACTCATTGGCCGCCGTAAAAACCGCCAGCTTGGCGTGGGCGCGGTTGGCGGCGGACGTCCGCAGGCGGGGCGGAGCGCCTGCCACGGCCTGCTGCGTGGGTTGCCCGGCGGCGGGGATTTCCGCACCATCCTCGGTGGCGCCCGCGCGCATCGCCGCGTACACCAGGTGTTCGCGGGTCTCAGGGGGCAAAAAGCAAAATGCGAACTCCCGGCCACCGCCCCGCCCTTGCCTGGTGCGGGAGGACCATCTTTCCCATCGCGCGAGGCGGTTGATAGACCGCTTTGTGCCCGGCATCCCCGGTAGCCCGACTAGTTCGGCGGCGCTAAACCACAATTGGGTCACAACCCACCCTGATTTGTTTTGGCCTTGCCGCGTGAGTTACGCTTACCGCGATTTACATATCGCTCAGGCCAGATCGTTTCGGGGGTCACACCGATGGCCTGTGCAAGCAATCGTTGCGCCTTTGGAGTACGGTAACGGCGCGCCCTGGTCAGGGCGGGATGCGTGATGCCATTGGCGCGGGCCAAGGCCCTGATTGTCAGGCCGCGCAGACCGAGTTGGTATTTGACCCACTCCCATGTGCGGAGCGGATCAGTGGGGATGCCTTGTTCCATGGTTGTGTCCATGGGAATGAACATTAATCGGACCAAGTCCTAGGTGTCAAGGACTTGGTCCGATTATCTGGATTATTTCTTTGTAATGCCAAAAAAACCATCAGATAGCGCCATTAATCCCCAATTTGCGGAACGGCTGCGGGCGATCGTGGGAACCATGAGCAACGTGGCGTTTGCCCGTCTGGCGAGCGTGTCAGAAAAAATGATCCGAAAATATCTTGCCGGAGAGAGTAAACCGGGGCTGGAAGCACTGTTGGGGCTGGCATATGCCGGTGGTGTGGAGGCTCAATGGCTGGCCACCGGCGAGGGACCAAAGGAGTTACAGCGGCCCCCCCGGCAGCCGTTGAGCTTGGCCACACTGAAAGACACCACGTTTGCTGGAGCACTGGACGCATCCATCCGCATCAGCGATCAGGGGCCACCCGAAGTAATCTGGATTGGGTCTGGCGAGGTGGTGGAAATCCCCGAGTACGGCGTGACCGCCAGCATGGGGCCGGGTGCCGAAAACCATATCGAGGAGGTCGTGGGCCACTGGGCGCTGCCACCCCGCTACCTGCGCGAGTTGGGCGTGGCCCCGGCGGATGCGTGTGTGATCTCGGCGCGCGGGGATTCGATGGCGGGCACCATCCACGACGGCGACCGCCTGCTGGTGGACCTCTCCCGGCGCGAGATCGGCGAGGGCATCTACATCATGCGGATCGGCGATACCCTTCTCGCCAAGCGCTTGCAGCGCAAGGCCGACGGATCAGTGATGATCCGGGGCGACAACCCCGCCTATGGGCAGGAAATAGTGCCCGCCACCGACACCGAAAACCTGATCATCCTTGGCCGTGTCGTGGCCCGCCTCGGTCGAGTATAGACGACCAGACTCGTTTCCGGCCCGGTTTTTGCTGTTCTGTCCATTTTACCAAAAAAATCATCAAGTTAAGTGATTTTCACGAACTGGGACGAACTGGGACGAACTGGGACAAACTCGGGCGTTTTCGGCAGTTTGGCGCCCGAGTTCCAGATTACACCAGCATGGTTTTGGACTGGACACACGACCTCGATATGGCTACGCTCCCCGCCACTGGCGCGGGTTTGGCGGCATTTGCACTATGTGCCGCACGGCTCTGTCGGTCACTATCAATCCATGTGTCGTAGTGGGACACTCATTTTCCCGTTTTTCCCCATGCCCATCCCCAGCATCCCCTTTAACCACGCCAATTTCCCACCATTCCCCGCTATTCCCCGCTATTTCCCGCCCACTATCAATCCATCTGTCACGTCACACGCCGCCAGTGGAGGTGTCGT